GAACTTTCGAACATCCTTTCAGGTGAAATCCTTGCGGAAATCAACCGTGAAGTTGTTCGTTCGATCATCATCACTGCTGAAAAGGGTGCATCTGAAGGAACCACAACTGCTGGTATCTTCGACCTTGATACCGATTCAAACGGTCGTTGGTCAGTTGAAAAGTTCAAGGGCCTTCTGTTCCAAATCGAACGTGAATGCAACAAGATTGCAAAAGAAACACGTCGCGGTAAGGGTAACGTAATCATCTGCTCGTCTGACGTTGCTTCGGCACTTCAAATGGCTGGCGTTCTTGATTACGCTCCTGCGATGAACACATCGTCACTGAACATCGACGACACAGGCAACACATTTGCTGGTGTTATTAACGGTCGCATTAAGGTCTATATCGATCCATATGCTGGCACAAACTTCTTGGTAGTAGGCTACAAGGGTTCGAATCCGTTCGACGCTGGTCTGTTCTATTGCCCATACGTTCCACTACAAATGGTTCGTGCAGTTGATCCAGGTTCATTCCAACCGAAGATCGGCTTCAAGACACGTTACGGTATGGCACCGAATCCATTCGCTAAGGGTACAACTGCTGCTTCGACAACAGCAGTTCTTGAGCAAGATTCGAACAAGTACTACCGTCGCGTTCTTGTTAACAACCTTATGTAATATAAGAGTTGGAACAACCAACCTAAAAACTGGAAGGGGAGTCGAAAGGCTCCCCTTCTTTTTGGCATGTACAATATATAAATAGTGTGTATAATGATCTTATGGCCAAAGGAAAGATATGACTGCTGTAAACGATATTAACAAAAACTTTCTGTCACCTTTAGGCTACAAGTTTACTTTGGCGCGAGCACCTGCGCTTAGCTACAATGTACAGAACATTCGTTTTCCTGGTGTGCAAATGAGTAACGGCGAGAGTCCGACTCCGTTCGTTCCGATTCCAGTCACTGGTAAACTTACTTATAGTCCTCTCGATATTACGTTTCGTCTGAACGAAGATATGACAGATTATCTTGAGATCTATAACTGGATGGTGGCTCTGGCATCTCCTGTTAGTTTTGATGCTTATAAAGCTGTACAGAATTCTCAGGCTGGATCTACAGGAACACTCTACTCAGATCTGAACTTACAGATCATGAATAGCAGTATGAACTCGAATATTATGATAACTTTCTATGACGCATTTCCAACCAGTCTCGGAGATATTGAGTTTAATAGTACAGATACCAGTGTCAATTATATAGAATGTAGTGTAGAGTTTAAATATCTAAGGTATGATATTACTAAATTATAGGATTTGTTATGAAAATTGATGACATTTATGCAGAATGGGAAAAGGATTCCCAGATTAATCGCTCTGAGCTCGGCGACGAAGCGCTCAATATTCCAAAGCTCCATCACAAGTATTTCAAGATCTTTACGCATGAGCGTCTGCTGCTTCGTAAACAAGAGGCAGAACTCAAGCAATTGAAGCTCGAGAAGTTGGAGTTCTATACTCTCGGACCGACAGAAGAGTCACACGAAAAAGGTTGGCGCTTGCCACCGCAGGGCAAAATACTGAAATCTGAAGTGAATAACTATATAGAAGCAGACAAGGATATGGTGAATCTATCGCTCAAACTGGGTATTCAGCATGAGAAGATCGATCTCCTTGAATCCATCATCAAGTCTCTCACTGCCCGTGGTTTTAATATCAAGGCTGCGATCGAGTGGGAGCGATTTAAAGTAGGTATTTAATGAGCTCAGTGCATCTTAAATTTATCAATAATGTCCACGTTAAAGTGGAGGCAGAACCATCGACTATCATGGAATTGGCAGACGAGTTCACGTTCTATGCAGAGAATTATAAGTTCCATCCAAAGTATCGAGCGAGAATGTGGGACGGTAAGATTCGTCTGATTAACAATCTGACTGGATATGTATACTCTGGTTTAGCAAGACATATCAAGAAATTTTGCGATGCCCGAAACTATACGTTCTCGTTTGACGAAGAATTATATTATGATGGCGTATCTGAGCACGAACTAAGAGAGTTCATAAATACTCTTGGAATTCCTGAAAAATATGCCACCAGAGACTATCAATTTGATTCGATCTTGAAGTGCATCAGATCAAATCGAAGAACGTTAGTCTCGCCGACTTCTTCTGGTAAATCTTTGATGATCTACATTCTGATGAGATGGTATCAGAAGCATAAGGCTTTGATCATCGTTCCTACCATCGGACTGGTGAATCAGATGGAGAGTGACTTTCGAGATTACGGATATACTGGTAACATACACCTCTCGACTCAAGGTTTGAGTAAGTCGAATAATATCGAATGTGATATGGTCATTACCACGTGGCAGTCACTCAATAATGGTAAGAATAAGATGCCAAAACCATGGTATCAACAATTTGGAGTCGTATTCGGAGATGAAGCACATGGCGCAAAAGCTACCTCGCTTATACAAATTCTTAGTAGCCTTACTGATTGTAAATTTCGCTTTGGGACTACTGGAACCCTTGATGGCACAGCCCTTAACGAGACAACAATCGAAGGTCTCTTCGGTCCAAAATACAAAGCCGTCAGCACAAAAGAGCTCATGGATCAAGGATACGTATCCAAACTCAAAATCAAGTGCATCGTCCTTAAGTATAATGAATCAACTAGCCATGCAGTCAAGGGAAAGACATACCAAGAAGAGATCGATTTCCTCATCAATTGCGATGCTCGGAATAAGTTCATCCGCAACCTCGGACTCTCCTTAAAAGGTAACAAACTTGTTTTCTTTCGAATTGTGGATCATGGCAAAATACTTCGTGATCTGATAACTAAAAGCACAGATCATAATGTGTTTTATATCGATGGCTCTGTTAGCGGTGATGATCGAGAATCGATACGTAAGGCGATTGAAGAAGAAGAAAACGCAATCCTCCTCGCGTCGCTAGGAACGACATCGACTGGAGTAAGTATTAATCGACTGCATCATATGATCGCCGCTTCTCCATCGAAGTCGAAGATCAAGGTTCTTCAGTCAATTGGTCGTATGCTTCGTCAGCATGAATCGAAAGAGCATGCGGTCTTGTATGACATCGTCGACGATCTCTCCTATAAATCCCATCAAAACTTTACTCTCAGACACTTCCTCGAAAGAACGAAGATCTATGACGCCGAACAGTTTGACTATGAAATCTATAACGTGAAGGTTTAATTATGTTGAAAGTAATACATCTCATCAGCTGCGATACTCTTATCGGAGAGGTTGAAGAAAACGAAGACGAATATATTATTACACATCCATTTTTGATGGAAATTGTCGACGACTCAGATCAAGGTTCTGGTGTTCGTATGGATTATTTGTTAGCATTTTCGAAAGATAACTGTGTACATATAAAGAAAAGTGTTGTATTGTATAACTATAATCCTTCAGATAGGATGGAAGAGTATTATGGTCGACTCGTCGAATTCACGGCTAAACGCGAAAATGATGTCATTCTAAAGCAAACCCTCGAGAGTATGGATGAGATGGATAGTAGATTGAAATCTCTTCTAACACGAAGACTCGTAGGGAAAAGTACAGTAAATTGAGAAAGTCTAAATGATGATTAAAAAGAAACCGACTACCCACTATATCGACAACAAGTTGTTTTATACCGAGATGGTCAAGTTTTGGAACTCGTGTCAGGAAGCCAAGAAGAATGGTGAACCTCGGCCTCCAATTCCAGAATATGTGGGTAAGTGCATTATGTTGATTGCACAACGGTTATCAACTCGACCTAACTTTATCGGATACTCGTATCGAGAAGAAATGGTCGGTGATGGCATTGAAAACTGTCTGACATACATTCATAATTTCAATCCAGAAAAATCTACCAATCCGTTTGCGTACTTTACACAGATCATTTACTATGCATTCTTACGTCGAATTCAGAAAGAAAAGAAGCACACATATATCAAGCATAAAGCTTTTGAGAATAGCATGATCATGAACACTCTCGTAGATATGGCTCCTGAAGATCGAGCACATTACAGCGCAGCCTTTATCAATGTATCAGAGAAACTCAACGAACTTGTAGAAAAGTTTGAAGCAAAGAAACCACCAAAGCCAATCGAAAAGAAGGGCGTAGAGAAATTTATCGAGGACGAAGAAGATGAAGGATAATATTCCAACACTCATTGAACAAATCAGAGAAAACATGTTGAATGAAAAAACGCCTGAACACATTCGGTATAATTACATGATTTCAATGGAAGCCATTCGTGACTATGCAGACAAAGCATTACGTGAATATCAAAGTAACAAGAAGAAGATCTTTAAATGAAAATTGCTTTAATTACTGACACCCATTGGGGTGCTCGTGGAGATTCTGCGGCTTTCGCAGAGTATTTTAATAGGTTTTATTATGATTACTTTTTCCCATATCTTTCGGACAATGGTATTACTCGCATTTTCCATCTTGGTGATATTGTTGATCGACGCAAGTATATCAACTTTGTCACCGCCAGACATCTACGAAGATTCGTCGAGCACTGTGACACTTCAGGAATCCGACTAGACGTCATCATCGGTAACCATGATACTTCGTTCAAGAACACGAACGAGGTCAACTCTATGAGGGAGCTCTTCGAGCATTCAACTTATGATATCCACTATTATTCTGATCCTACTGCTGTTGACATTGATGGCACCGAAATCGCCGTCCTCCCATGGATCTGCTCAGGCAACTATGAAGAGTCAATGCAATTCATCAACAACACTCAGTCGCAGATCCTTTTTGGGCATCTCGAACTCGCAGGGTTCGAAATGTATAAAGGAGCAGTAAATGATCATGGATTTAGCGCTAGCCTTTTTGATAAGTTTGATGTCGTGTGCAGTGGCCATTTCCATCATAAATCCACACGCGGTAATATCAATTATCTCGGCGCACCCTACGAAATGTCTTGGTCTGATTACGATGATCCAAGGGGCTTTCATATATTTGACACGGATACCCGTGAACTGACATTCGTACAAAACCCGTACAAGATGTTTCAGAAGTGGTTTTATGATGATGCCAAATGGCCTAACTTCGACTACATCAACGGTTTCGACTTCGATGCTGTTAAAGGTAACTACGTCAAGGTCATTGTCAAGAACAAGAACAACCCGTTCTGGTTCGATACATATATCGATAGGTTAGAAAAGGCGGGTGCTCTTGATATTCAGGTGGTCGAAGACAATCTTAATCTTCAGTTGGAAGATGACAGCGACATTGTCAATGAAGCGGAAGACACGCTCACAATCCTTACCAAAGTAGTCGACCAATGGGATACTCCAGTGGATAAAAAAAGATTGTACAATTTCTTAACAACGTTGTATGGTGAAGCTTTAAG